TTATCTCCACGCCCGCATCGATCCCGCGCCGGATATAGCGCTCGACAAAGGCATCGCGCGCCGGATCAGCCGCCGCCTTCGCCCCGTCGAGCGGCAGCCGCGACGCCGCCACCGCCTGGGCATCGATCTGGGCCTTCAGCGCCGCGACCGAGGCCTTCAGCTCATCGACCGCTTCCGCCGCCAGCACCGCATCGAATGCCCCGTCGAGCGCGTCCGCCTTCATTTCCATATCGTCCATATTCGTCACTCCTTCACCACCTTGATCACCCGCGCCGCCGGCTGCATCGGCGCCGCCACCAGACTCACTTCGGCCAGGTCGAGCGCCAGCAGCTCGCGCGGACCATCCCCGCGCGACGCCCGCACCCGATAGCCAAAGCTGAGCCCCGTCAGCGCCCCGCGCGCGACCAGCCCCGCCGCCGTCGGATGCGTCACCCGCGCCACGACGCGCAGCCCGCGCGCATCCTCCGCCAATGTCTCGATCACGCCGATCGCCGCCCCCGGCCGATGCTGCCACAGCAAGGGCACAGCGCGCCCTTCCGTCAGGCTCGCGGCAAACGCCCCCGCGCGCACCACATCGCCGCCCCGGTCCACCCGGTCGAACACCGACGCATAGCCCGCGAACCGAACCTCCCCCTCCCGCAGGCGGGAGGGGGCCGGGGGGTGGGCCTGTCCCGCCAACACCCTCACTTCAAGAGCCCCGCAAACCCCAGCTTCATCGCCAGCCCGACGACGAGCAGCGCCAGCATCCCGCGCACCGCCCAGTCGATCACCGCCGCCCACACGCTCTTCTTGGCGTCGCGCCACGCGCCGAGCAGCTGGCGCAAATCGCTGACATCGTCGCGCGCCGCTTCATCGGCGAGCCCCAGCCGCGCCAGCGCCCGCCGCGCCCCCAGCTCACTCGCTTCCTCGACCAGCGCCCGCAGCACCGCCGCGTCGCCCGCACTCGTCCCCGCCAGCGCGATCAACCGCGCCAGCGCTTCATCCTCATCCATGTCCCAATCTCCCTAAGCGGGGAAAAATGCGCGCAAAGGCGCAGAGGCCGCAGAGAAACGAAAAGGAGGCGGCAAAGCCGCCTCATCTTGCTCATCGCCTGCTTCATCAGCAACCTGGCCGCCAGCAGCCATCATCTCTGCGCTCTCCGCGCCTCTGCGCGAATCCTATTCTCCGCTACCCCACCCCCAGCAGCGCCTTCTTCTCCTCGGCCGTCAGCCAGTCGGCCGCCGACACCTCGCGCCACAGCGTCATCCGGTCCTCGACCAGCGCCGGCACCCGATCCAGATCGACGCGCAAATCCGCCCCGTCGAACCACCCGCGCAATCCTTGCGAAACCGCCCCCAAAATCTTCGCGCACAGCGGCAGCACGGTCAGCCGCCACAGCGCGCGATTGGCCTCGCGATAATTGGCATAGGTCGCGTCCCCCGGCAGCCCGAGCAGCATCGGCGGCACCCCGAACGCCATCGCGATCTCGCGCGCGCTCGAATCCTTGAGCGCCAGGAAATCCATCTCGGCAGGCGACAGCGACAGCGCCTGCCACTTGAGCCCGCCCTCGAGCAGCAAGGGCCGCCCCGCATTCGCGCCGCCCGCGAAGCTCTCGGCCAGCTCCTCGCGCAGCCGGTCGACCTGCTCCGCCGACAGCGGCATGCCTTTATCGCCCGGATCGTGGACCAGCGCCCCCGACGGCCGCGCCGCATTGTCGAGCAAGGCCGCGTTCCACTTCGCCGCCGCGTTATGCGCCGCAACCGCCCCCGCCGCGGCGCCCAGGCACCCCGCGCCATAATGATCGTCGAGCGGATGCAGCGCCTTCACATGCACCACCGCGACGCGCCCCGCACCATCCTCGGCCGGCAGAACCGCCGTCGATCCGCCCGCCTTGTAGCGATAGGCGACCGGCCACCCCCGCGCGTCGGCCTCGACCGTCACCCGCTCGGGCCTGAGCGCGAACAGTTCCGCCGGCGCCCCCGCGCCATCGGTCAAGATCTGCACATAGCCATTGCCATGCAGCAGCAGTTGCGCCGCCAGCGTCTCGACCAGCCCCTGCCCGCCCGACGTCGCCGCGACGAGCGCCCCCAGCCCCGGATCGCTCACCGCCACCGGCGCCGACCCCGCCGCCTCGGCGACCAGCCGCACCGCCCGCTGGACGATCGCATTGCCCAGATAGCCCTCGCGCACCTGCGCCTCCCACGACAGCGGCGCGGGCGCACTCCAATTCCCGTATACACGCGACAAGGCGGGCCGCGCAGCCCCCTGCGCGGCCTTGCGGCCAAACCAGTTCATGATGATCTCCTATGCTCCCGCTCTCTCCCCTTCAGGGGAGAGATACGAAGGCTTGCGAGCTTGCTCGCTAGCCGAAGTTGAGAGGGGTTTCCCGGCACAGCCTCCTTCCCCTCTCCCAACCCTCTCCCCCAAAGGGGAGAGGGCTTTACAGGATCCTTCTCCGCGCCTCCGCGTAAACCAAAATCAAACCCGCCTGACCCCCGGCGCCCTCCCCTTCTTCAGCCCCTCCAGCAACGCCGCCAGCGCCCACACACAGGCATCGGCCCGATCGGGCGAGCGCCCCGGCCCGGCATAGCCGCCGCCGACCTGCAACCCGCAAAGCTGATCCTCCAGGCCTGCGAACGCCCCCGCATGCACCACCTGCCCGCGCTCATAGGCGAGCGCGATCGGCTCGGCGCGCCGCGCCTTGCCGACGCTCGCATGCACAGGCACCACCGGCAGCGTGCAGTCGGCCTGCCGCAACGTATTTTCGACCATCTCGCCGCCCATATTGCTTTCCGCGACGATCCGGTCGGCACCCCAGCGCGCCGCCGCCGCCGCGACCGCCTGCGCCCAGACGGCGGGCGGCGGCGTCTCGACGCTCGCATCCTCGACCACCGCCAGCCGGCCGTCGCGCAGCAGCGCCGCGACGACGATCCCGCACGCATCGCCGTTCGCCGTCGCCGGCGGATCGACCCCGATCACGACCCGCACCGGCTTGGCCGTCTCCTCCGCGCCGACCCGGCACCGCTCGACCAGCGCGCGCGTCCACAGCGCCCCCTCGACATCCTCGAGCAATTCGCCGTCGAGTTCCTGCCGCCCCAGCCGCGTCCCGCCATAGCTTTCGAGCATCGCGCAGACGAAATCGTCCGGCAGCCACGGATTCTCCCGCGTCCTGCCGAGCGTTTCGGCCTTTCCGGGCGCCGCCATCACCTTGCGCATCACCGCATTGACGCGCGGAGTCGTCGTCACCACCGCGCGCGGCCGTTCGCCGAGCCGCAGCCCCATCATCAGATTGTCCCACGCTGCCTCGCCGCGCCGCCATTTCGCCAGCTCGTCGCACCAGGCGAAATGATGCTCGGGCCCGCGAAGCTCTTCGCCCGCTTCCGCCGAATAGAGCGTCGCCACCGCCCCGCTCGAAAAGACCAGCTCGCGCCGCCCGGTCGCCCAGCGCGGATCTTCCCCGTGCCGCGCGACCGCGAGCAATCCGCTCGGCCCTTCGATCATCACGCGCACGCCGTCGGCGTGGGTCGCCGCGACGAGGGCGATCCGCGTGCCGGGCCGGTCGCGCGCGATCTGGCTCACCCATTCCGACCCGGCGCGCGTCTTGCCGAACCCGCGTCCCGCCCGGATCAGCCAGATGCGCCAGTCGCCCGGCGGCTCGCGCTGCCCGTCATGTTCGAACCCGTACCAGCGCGTCGTCAGCTCGGCCTTCTGCGCGTCGGTCAGTTCGCGCAGCACGCGCCGCAACTCTCCGGATGTCAGGCCGCGCAGCCACGCCAGCACGCCGTCCGATCGCCACTGTCTTGTCGCCGGATCGGTGGCGGCCAGTTCGGCGTCGCTTATGCGCATCGGGGTTCGGACGCGTCCGGGGCCGCCTCGCCGCCGCGCGGCGGCGCATTGGCCGCACGCTGCCGTTCGATCATGCGGATGCGCTTGATCAGGGCGGCATCGGTTTCCTCCTGCGTCGCGACATGCCGCGCCTGCGCCTTGCGGGTGCGCGCCTGTCCCTGCCGGATGCTCTCGCGATGAAAGGTCAGGATGCGGATCGCCTGATCGACGGTCATCTTTTCGACCGGCTCGCTTCGCTCGTCGAGCGCTTCGACCGGAAACTCGCCGGCCGTCTCCCCCACCGCCTCCAACGCGCGGCGCACCAGCGCGGTTTCCAGCCGTTCGTAACCGATCTCCAGCGCCGCCTGCCATTGCGCCGCGAAATCCGGTTCGCGCTTGCGCAGGCGATAGGCGCCGCTCTGCCCCATCCCTACCAGCGCCGCCGCGCGCACGATGTTGCAGCTCGCCGCCAGTTCGACCAGAAATGCCTCGCGCTTCGCTTTGGTCCAACCGCCCGGCTTACCGGTCTTGGCCTGCACCGGCCGATTGTGCTGCGGTACAATCTCGTCCTCGCGTTCGTCGCCCATATCCGCCTCGCCCCAAAAGCTAAACGGGCCGCAACACCCTCCCGCATCGGAAGGGCGCCGGCCCGAATCGCAATTCTTCATGATGGAACACTTGTGCCATAACAGCGTGACGATGTCAATAGAAAATAACCTATATGGTTATTAGCCATCTCTTTCCTCTGCTCCCGGACTTGATCCGGGGTTCCGCCTTTCGGTGCTGCTGAGCGAGGCCTCCGATCAAGGCCGGGGGCGAAAGCGACAGGCGCCCCGTCCCCGCCCGATTGACGCTCCCCGCCAGATGGTTACACCTTCAACCAATCACCGCAAAAAGGGGCACCCATTCGATGCGCAAAATCGCCTTGCTCGGCGCGAGCCTTCTCATCCTCGCCGCCCGACCCCTCCTCGCTCAGGAAAGCCCCGCCTCCGAACCGGCCGCCGCGGCCGAAGCGGGGCCGGCCTCGGCCATCGGCAGCGCGCGCACGGGGCCCGAACGCCGCTTCACCGGCGAGGATCTGTTCGACCTCACCGCCGCCGCCGATCCGCAGATCAGCCCCGACGGGCGCCGCATCGCCTATGTCCGCCGCGCCAACGACATCATGTCCGACCGCGCGGTCAGCAGCATCTGGCTGCTCGACACCCAGACCGGCGCCGAGACCCCGGT